GCGCATCTAAAACTATCGCCCAGAATCGCATGGTGCCCGCCTTCCAGCAGGCCGCCCTACAGTACGCGGGCCCGTGGGGCGAGAAACTAGCCGAAAGCGTTAAAGCGGGCAGCGACCGTCTACCTAAGGTCACTATCGGCGGCGCCCGTATGAATCGGTTTAGTGGTGGCGCCAGCTACACAATGGTCCGGTACCCGTCCGACAGCGGCGATGGCGGCGGCTCATTCGCCCCATTCGAGCGCACACAATGGCTCGACAAAGCCCGCAGCTACCGGCCCTACGCCCTCCAAGAATGGGGCCAAGCGGTCGATAAAATTATCCGTAAGTGGGCCGTCTAATGGCTAAAACATTAACCGTCTACCTGGCGGCCGACCTGAAGAAATTTAACTCCGGCATGGACCAGGCCGGACGTAAAGTAAACGGATTCTCCGGCACCCTAAAAGACAAAATGGGCCCCGCCCTGATCGCAGCAGCGGCAGCAGCTGGCGCGTTCGCCCTAAAACTAGCCAAAGACGGCGTACAGGCCGCGATCGATGACGAAAAAGCCGTAGCACAACTAGCCAACACCCTAGACAACCTGAACTTCTCCCACGACACAGCAGCCGTCGAGGCGTACATCTACCAGCTCGAGCGTGCCTACGGCGTAGCCGACACCGATCTAAGACCCGCATACGAGCGCCTAATCCGATCCACTAACGACGTCGAGGCCGCTAACCGAGCCCTAAAACTCGCGATGGATATATCCGCAGCCACAGGCAAAAGCCTTTCCAGCGTGTCCGACCAGCTCGGTAAGGCTTACGACGGCCAGGTCGAAGGCCTATCCCGCCTAGGCGTAGGCCTGGACCGGACACAGCTAAAAACAATGTCGCTTGACGAGATCATGACGACGTTGTCTAAGAATTTCTCTGGCGCAGCCGATGTAGCAGCTGAAACATTCGAGGGGCGCATGAAGCGCCTTACTACGGCCACAGACAACCTAGCCGAGGCGTTCGGCGCTGGACTACTCAACAGCCTTAACGACGCCACAGAGGGCACACAGGACGCCGTGGACGCCATGGAGGACCTCGAGCCCCTACTTAAAAGCATCGGAGAACTAGCGGGCGAATCCGTAACCGATATCGCTTACCTGGCGTCAGCTCTCGGCGATGTGGGATCGGCAGCCCAGGACGTCACGGAAAACGCTGGAATGCTCGGCCCCGTATTCGATGGAGTACGTAAAGCCGTAGCGCCCTTAATTAATCCATTAGGTTTCGTCGCCGATAGTCTCCGAGCCATTCGCGGCGAAACCGGCAACCTCACCGGCACCGGATCAAGCGCAGGAGAACGCGGCAGCCTACGCGACCTCGAGCAACAAACCGAGGAAGGCACCGAGGCGTTCAGCGACTACCGATTCGAGGTACAGGGAGCCCAGGCAGCACTCAGCCGTATGTACGCGCCTCTGTCAAGTGTCAATGAGGAAACCGAGGACCTAACCAATAACACGGGTGGCGCTTCCAAGGCCACGGAGGAATTCACCAAAAAGCAACAGCGGCTCCTGGATACGTCCGAACTGCTTGGCATACAACTAGCCACTACCCGCGAGGAACTCATCGCGTCGATTGGCGACCTCGAGGCCGCGACACAGGCCGTCGAGAATTACGCCAACGCTATACAGCAGGACCTTCTAGGCGGGATTGATCTTGCTGGCGCTTACGGCGAACAATTCGATGAAGAAGGAAACCGGATTTCTAACCAATTCCTGGAAGCCTTCCAAAGACAAATAGACGAAGCCGAATGGTTCGGCAACGTCCTGCAAGCGATTAAAGCCAAGGGAGCCGACCAAACACTAATCCAGGAGCTTGCCAGCCTAGGCCCTGAAGTTGGCGGGGCCCTTGGCCAGCAACTGCTGGAACAAGGCATCGTGCCCGAAATCATTGACAGATGGAACGGCGTCCAAGAAACCACCAGGGAATTAGCGCTCGGCCTTGTGCCCGAATTCCTTGAGGCCGGACGATTGTCGGCTATTGACAACCTGAACGGTATGGCTGAGCAATTTAAGCAAGATCAACGCAAATTTAAGAAACTAGGCAAGGCCATTGGTGAACAGGTCGGCGCATCATTTAAGAAACAAATCGCTAAAGACGTTAGGGACGCTGTACGGGCCGTCGAGGCAGCGGCTACAGCTGCCAGGGCCGAGAAGGTAGCGGCAGCGGAAGCCGAGCAGGCCAGGATCACCGAGCAAGCAGTAGCCACAGCAATCAGCAACCTCATCCGCAACAGCGACCAGCGGTCAGGCCGCAACGTCCAGCCGGTGCTCCAATGACCATTAACTCAATACTGATTAACGATGTAGCCCTCGATTTAGCTGATATCGAATACAACGTCCAAATTTCTCACGGCCGCGCCGATATTAAATCCGTACCGGAGCCCTCAACCGCGCAAATCATTCTTCGAGGATCGACCGGCACAACGCTGGCCATTGGCGACGAGCTGGCCATAACCGCCTACACGGGCACAAGCCGCTTTACAGGCACCGTCACAGACCTGTCTATCGAGTACCTATCCAGCAGCCCAGCAATACCCGTCACCACCGTCACAGCCATCGGACTCCTAGCCCGACTAGGTCTGCTGACCACAGGCGAGGACGCATACCCGAAAGAATCACCCAGGGACCGTATAACGACGATCATGGACACTACGGGCCTGTCCTACCTGAACGTGGCCGACGCTGACCTCGAGCTGAAATCTAATAACGATCCAGGTATAACGACCATTCTTAGTTACTTGCAATCCGTCGCAGAATGGTCCGGCGGAACCTATTTCGATGACACTCGAGGCCGAGTCATATTCGAGGACTACGGCAACCGTGGCATCGCATCGAACCCTGGAATTTGGGAAAACCTGACCGAACCATGGTCATTCTACGAAGACGCCTGGTCCACCTTTCCCACCAATAACGCCGCACCTTCGATCCCAGGCTCATCCGTAGCCTGGTCCCCACAATGGCAGCAAAACCTACAGACCCTCATAAACGACGTGGAGATCGAGTACGACAACGGTGGACTGTATGAGCTCGAGGACGCAGCGTCGATCGCTGCATACGGGCGACGCAAATACGATCTACTGACGGAGCTGCATGGCCTAGTAGACGCCCAGGAACGCGCTCAGCAGATCATTACAGCCCAAGCCAATCCACTATGGAACATCGGCCAGATAACCGTCCTTATGGACCAACTCACCGAAACGCAACGAAACAGCACACTAGCCCTACTCAATGGCGCCAACGTCATAATCGACGACATACCCGCAGGCGGCCCCTACACGCAATTTAACGGCATAGTGGAAGGCTGGTCAGAAACCTACGTTCCTGGCCGTCATCTGCTGACCTTGACCCTCTCAGACCCCCGTTACAGCTACCAGACCGTCACATGGGGTGGCGTCGAGGCAACGCTTACATGGGGGAACGTGAACGCGACCCTACAATGGTACAACGCAGTAAACGCCGACGACCTGCTCGCGGCCTAAGGAGAGTGAACGATGCCAGACATTAACGGTATCCCGTACGTCGAGTCGGGGGATCTGGTAGCTGGGTATCCGGCTGTCAGCCAATCGCTGGCCCAGGAAGTGAGCGACCAGTTAGCGTTGAAACTTGACGTCTCGGCTTACACTCCGTCCAAAATCGCGCAAATAGTGTCCACAGCAAAAACAGACACGTTCACGGCCTCTCTGGCTACTACCGCGATTACCACCATTACAGGCTTGTCGGTATCTATAACGCCGTCGGTAAACACTTCCAAGGTATTGCTATTTGTCAACATCAGCGCGGGATCGTCAGGCTCCGACATCAGCCCCATGTATATCGTAGAAAGGGACGGAACGCCCATCGGCGTCGGCGATGCTGCCGGATCACGCACTCGCGTCACATTCGGAGCCGATCTATACCTGACAACAGCAGGTATGCAAACCGCAGCAATCACCTACCTAGATAGCCCGGCAACCACATCGGCGATCACTTACACGGTCGACGTCATGCACACATCAAACAGCACACAAACCGTCTACGTTAACCGTTCCCAAGCAGATAACGATCTAGCCCGACGCGGACGCGCAATCTCCACCATCACAGCGATCGAGGTATTGGCATGAATGACCTAGCCCTAGGGCTGACCTACGGGTGGCCGACTTCCGAATGGAAACTAGACGGGGATCAGATCGAAGGCCTTACATGGCTTTCCGATGACCCGCAACCGACAATCGAGCAGATAGAGAAGGCCGCCGCAGACGCCGCACAGGCCGCAACGGATAAGCAAGCAGCAGACGCCGCAGCGCGTGAGGCCGCTATCGCGCACGCCAAGAGTCTTGGTTTCACCGACGAGATGATCGCGGTCATGTATCCCGGCCTAACGGTCTGACACGTTCGTAGACAAACGAGAGGAAACCATGCCACAGCACCCCGAAACCTACGAGGAAGCCCTCGAGCAAGCCATCGAGGTCGAAAAAGAGCTCCAAGAGGAGAAGAAAGAGCGTCGAGCCAAGCCCAAGCGCAAGGTCAGCGCGGCCACCCAGGCCGCCCGAGAGCGGGTCCTGGCTAAGCTGGCGGCCCGCTAGTGGCATGGACCTACAATCCCTCGAGGGCCTGGTCCCCCTGGTCACCATCATTACCGCATTATTGGCGGGCCTTTCCTGGATTATTCGCGCCCAAATACGGCTACAAAAAGAATTCCGGCCGAATGGCGGCAGCTCGACGCGGGACACGCTGAACGAAATACGGGCCGATGTGCGGGAAATCCGAGGCAAAGTAGACGACCATATCGATTGGCACATGGACAATTAGGAGGCAATCGTGGCCGAATTCTTCACTAAAAAGCGCAGGCAATACCTCTACAGCATTGCTCTAGTGATTGTCCCCCTGTTGATCATGTACGACGTTCTCGACGCCCAAGCAGCCCCATTGTGGCTGGCGCTCGTAGCGGCCGTGCTGGGCGTGGCGGCACCTGTAGCTGCCCTGATGAACATGTCCCCTGATCCGAGCGAGTACGCGGGGCAGCCTGAATTCGAGATCGAGGGCGAGTAATGGCCCGGCTAGTAGCGGCAGGCGTGAAGCTACGCAAGCAGGTAGATAAAGCCTTCCCTGGGCGGGATAAGCGCTCGGACGGCTGGATAGGTGATCGAGCCCACCAGGTTCGTAAAAGCGACCATAACCCCGATAAGCGCGGATTCGTCCACGCTATCGATATCGACGCCGATCTGATCCCCTGGAATAAAAGAGCCTCCAAGAAAGCCGCCCAGGAGCTCGCCGACCAGCTGGTCCAGTACGCGGCTAGTGGGAAACTCGGTTGCCACCGGATCAAGTACGTCGTATTTAATGACCGGATCGCCTCAGGCACATACGCTAAAACGTGGTGGCGCTGGCGCGGATCAGGCTACGGCCATTACAACCACATTCACGTTTCGTTTACTGACGCTGCACCTATCCGAGGCCGCCGACGCTTCCCGCTACCTATCCTGCGCCGAGGCAAACCCTAGGCTGATGACGGCTAAGGCTCCGCAATCCCCACGGGTCCTAACGCTAGATGTGGAGAACAGCCCACACCTGGCCTACACCTACGACCTGTACGGCGCCGACATACGGCCGGACCAGATTATGGAACCAGCCCGCCTATTGTGCTGGGCGGCTAAATGGCTGGACCGTAGACAGGTGATGTTTGCCAGCGAGTACCACGACGGCGTAGACGCCATGCTCGACGGCATATGGGAGCTGCTCAATGAGGCAGACATAGTCGTCACATATAACGGCGTTAGACACGATATGCCCATCATTCTGAAAAGCCTGGTCGAGCGTGGCTACCCGCCCGTAGCCCCCTGGCAGGACATAGACCTATATCAGGTCGTAAAACGGCGCTACAAATTCGCCAGCAATAGCCTGGGCTACATCACTAAAACGCTCAATATGCCCACCAAATTAGCCACAGGCGTTCCCCAGCTGTGGAAGCGCGTCCTCGAGGACGACGACCGAGCCTGGACCAAATTCCGGGCCTACAATAAGCAGGACGTCGTGGTAACGGAGAACCTGTTTAAGGTCCTACAGCCGTGGATTAAAGGCCCTCACGCTGGGCTATGGTCCGGCGACCTGGGCAGCTGCCCATCATGTGGCAGCGAGAAACTCGAGCCCGCAGGCTTGACCTACACGAAAACCGCTAAATATGCCCGCCTCTTGTGCGAATGCGGGGCATACTGCAAAGTGCTGAGCAACGGCCAAACCAGACCTATTTAGGGGGAACCATGCCATACATCAGCAGCGCATCAACAGAGCCGCCATGGTATCCATGCCCCGATTGCGAACGCCGAGAGTGCGTGTGCGATCTAGTAGACCCTGTCTGCTGGGATTGTCACAGCCGGACAGAATGCGAATGTGATCCCGATGATTGACGTAGAGCTGGCATATGAGGCCACCGGAATCGTAGGGGACCGTGACGACAGTCACGGCAAGCACGAGGACACCCTCGAGCGCATAGCCCGCATGTGGAGCGCCTACCTGAATGCCGATATAACCCCGAGGCAGGCCGCCCAAATGATGCTCCTAGTTAAGATCGCTCGAGCAGAGTCTCACTACAGCCGAGACCATTACCTCGACGCAATCGGCTACACGCTCATAGCCGAAAACCTGGCAAGGCCGTGGTCCGAATCCAGGTAGGGGAAGTGGTCATCAGAACCGACCAGGACCTAACGCCCCGGCAGCTTCACGCCCTACTGGGAAAGGCTACGACCGTAGCACTATTGCTACAGGCCCCAGCAGAGGAACCAGAACGGCCCCTAGTCACGCTAGGCTTCACGAGCGAACTAGCCACGGTCGAGGAGCCAGACCTGTCGGAATATTTCGAGGAGGAGCGCGTCAGGCTTGACTAAAGCCCAGCACGCCCGGTTATGGTGAGCGCGTCGAAAGGGGAAACGATGCTAGAAGCTCTCGCATTGTCGGCGGTCCTGGCCTCAGGGCCGTTAGCCGACGCTACAGAACCAGAACGCGCATTCCTACAATGCGTTGCGCACCGCGAATCACGGAATAACCCAAAAGCCCGTAACAAGCGCTCGAGCGCAGCGGGCACCTACCAATTCCTAACACCTACTTGGCAGGGCAACGCTAAATGGGCTAAATGGAAAAACACCTATCCGGCCCGGCCATATCAGCAAGCGCACCAGGCCCCAGCATGGGTACAGCACCTGGTCGCGTTGCACAGCATCAGGCGCGGCGGCTGGACACATTGGTACTACAGCGGATCACGCTGTAACGCTCTCGGCAGGGCTCTGCCATGAGCTACAAAACCCAGGCTTGGCTCGCATTACCTGGCCTATTAGTGATTATTGGCCTAGCAGGCTGGATCGAGGGGCTATAGTCTGAAACGGCCGTCCAGCCCACACGCATCTAGCGGAGTAGCTCCCATGCCTCGGGAGCCTGGACGGCCCCTAACGTAAGGGGAAACAAAATGGGATTACAGAGCATTGGTGGCGAATACGTCCACATAGAAGCAAGCGGTTTACCTAACATCGTGCAGGCGTGGATCGATGACGCCCGCAACATGACACATGTGATGCTGAGCAGGGAACAGGCCGTAGACCTGATCCAGAAGCTTTCAGCAGCGATCGATAGAGAGATAGCCGATGCCTAACGTAACGATCTTGTGCAAGATGTGCGAAAAGCGCTGGGTAGGTGGCTGGGATTCCTGGAAGCGGCATTATGACGAATGCAGCAAGCTACAGGCCCTTGAGGGGGAGAGGGTATGAGCTGGGATCTGAAAGACTATGTAACGGTTGCCGAGCGGCTACGGCTGTTTATGAAGCGCTACCCAGAGGGATCGATGCAGTTGGACCCTGTCGAATTCCGAGAAATTGAGGGTAAAACATGGGTAATCGGCCGTGCCTACGCCTATAGGACACCTGACGATCCGCGACCTGGGATCGGTACAGCCTGGGAAATCATTCCCGGCATGACCTCATTTACGAAATTCAGCGAGGTACAGAACGTCGAAACCAGCGCATGGGGTAGAGCTCTCGCCGCTATCGGTATCGGAATCGATAAGGGCGTAGCCACCTGGGACGAAATCAACCGTATGCGGGCCGAGGACAGGCCTAAAGTGCAAGTAACACCCATTGAGCCTGCGGAGAATCCATTTACGGGCCCTCTCGGTCGAGATAAGGCTCGAGAGATCATGGAACCGATCACAGAAAAGCAATTAAACCTAGTTGAGAAGCAGCTAATACCGGACATTCCTGAGGCCGAGGTTATTCGCATAGTGACCGAATACCTGGGCGAATACAGGCCACCTAAGGCGTGGACAAAACGGGAAGCGATGGGTGCCTCTCGAGATAGCGATGGGCTAATAGACTTGCTCAGTAAAGCGAAAAAGGAAGCCATGCAAGGTACGCGCAGTAAGGGCCGTCAGGACGACCCCTGGAACACCACCTAGACAGTAGGTGCCGAGGTATGCCCAGACCGGCGTGATTAGTGCTGGGTAGCCGTTTGACCGGAATGACGGAGGAAACAGCACCGGCCACGGGTAGACCTATCTAGGTAGGGTGAGTATTCCCTAAAACCGACCACCACGGGAGGCCGAATCGAGCGCCAGCTCGAGCTCGAGGCGGCCGACCCCAACAGACCCGAGGGGAAACAAACAATGACAAACAATCTAGACGCACATTGCAAGCGCTCAGGGTGCGTGTGCGATCACCTCGAGTGTTATCAAGGCTGGAACACATACGACGAAACCACAGCCGCGCCCTGCCAATACTGCCGACCACAGCTGCACGAACGTCTATGGAAAGCACAGGCAGCGCGAGCAAAAGGTTATCCAATGGAATCAGTTCACCGGATACTGCGAACCGTGACCAATGCCTAACCCCCGCCGCACCCCTGGGTACCAGGCATGGGTGAAGAAAGTCCTAGCCACAGCCGAGCCCACCTGCATCAGGTGCGGGTATCCAGTAGATATGAGCCTGCCACGCAACCACCCCGACGGGGCAAGCGCAGACCACGAACCCCCCCTAGTCGAGACCGACGACCCCACCCCCAGCCTCGACGGCGCAGGGATCGCACACCTCAAGTGCAACAAAAGCCACGGCGGCCGCATAGGCTCCCAAAGAGCCCTAAAAAACAGGGCCTCTCAGAGGGGGGGTAAAAAAACCCCCTTTTTAAGCACACCGTCCGACACTCCCGCCGCCCCCTTCTCTT